CTAGCCCTTATGCCTGACGCCATTGATTGGTCAAAGCTTTCGGACTATGAAGTTGAAGACACTACTATCGGTTCTCAGACATTAGCTTGTTCGGGCGACTCTTGTGAAATTGTTGACCTCGTATGAGGCTTGTAAATTACTTTAAAAAATTCTATTGGAAGTGGCATTTACGCTACTGCATCTACACCTCTTCACTCGCTGTGGAGAGGATAGAGAAAGCCATAAAAAAGGAGTTAATGAAAGATGGTAACAGCAAAAAGTGATGTAACTGGTTTACCCATTCGTACAAAAGCTAAGACTGATTCTTACGATGCTGGATGGGAGGCTTTATTTAATAAATCTCCTGTCCCATTAGGGGAAGACACTAGGCCAAAAGACGCTATTAAGCGTGGCCTTTCTAGTGCCTGTAAAGAGGAAGAGTGGGACTGTAGAAAATGATGTTTATGGTTGCTTTTGAAGAAATTATGGAAGGTTTTAACTGCGACTTAAACACCGCAATACAACTATACCAACGGGGGACGATATGGGAAGACGAATAGAAGTTGACGAAGATTATCATAACTTAATAGAAAGGGACTCTCACTTGCTTGAGTGCCTGATGTACTACGGTGTTGACTCATGGGAAGAGTTTGACAATGCCCTTGTTCTTTACGAAGAAGAGAAAGAAGAGGAATACGAATGAAGGGCCAAGTCAGAGGTTTAGCGTTAGAACTTTTAAGGCAAGACTGTGTTGATTGTCTAGTTGTTGCAGATGAATACGAAGGGGTAGATTTTGACCCCGAACATTTAAAATTAATAGATAAATCTGAAAAGGCTTGTCGTGCTTACGATGATGCTTTACACAAGGGCGCAAGATGACCTCACCCTGCATTAATATCTGTCACCTAGATGACAACGATATTTGTGTGGGGTGTTATCGCTCTGCCACTGAAATCACAACTTGGAAAGACTTAGATAACAAAGACCGCAAGCAAATATTAGCCAAGGCACAAGAGCGAGAACTAACGCTAAATGTGCCTAATTCCCATTAACGTACCGTTACAGTAAAGCTATTATATGAAAAACATACTTGGCACATCTTTGGGTATATCCCAAGGACTCTTAACAACTCTTAACAAGTTATTTCCTGACACTATACCAACCCGACAAATTACAATTGAGGAACTTAGGTTTCTTCAGGGTCAAAGAAGTGTCATTAAGAAACTGTCAGAGTTATCCGAAGACGATTTTAACAACGAGGAGTAGACCAATGTGTTTATTCGGTAGTTCCAAACCAGAACCCGCACCAAAACCACCAGCACCAGCTAAAGCCCCCGCGACTTTAGACTTCTCAGACATGGAAACGACACCTAGTTCCTCGCGCAAGCGTAGGGCTAAAGGTAAGCGTGGAGTCCGTAACATGCGTACTACTACAGGTATGAACATGGGTGGCTCAAGTTCACCTAGTTTAAATATACCTAGTAATAAGGGAGGTAGTTAGTATGTGTGGCGCAGGTAACGGTGCATCTTCAGGTGGCAAAAGTGGTGGTAACAATAACAACAAAACTAAAAAAGTAGTTAAGCCTGTTAACAATGCAAATTACCAGACTAGAGCAAAAGCTAATAAAAGCACAAACATCCCAGTTTTAAAACATGTAATAAAAGACAAATACCGCAATGATGACGTGAGTTATAACCAAGCTTATTGGGCAACCCAACGTGCATCTGGAGTAAGCCAAGCTGACATGAAAGCCGAGCAAGATAGCATAGGCATGAAGAAGGCTTATAGCGGTGATCGTGTGCCGACTTCATTCCCCAACACTGGCCCACCATCTCAATTTTTTAAGGAAGGTACAGCGTCTGTTAATGATGTAGCACCTAGAAAGAAAATCGCATTGACTATAGGTGCTTCGGCAGGTGGTGGTTCTGGCGGCTCAAACCAAGACACGGCTTTGGCTGGTGGCGGTACTGCGGGTCGAACTGGAGATGTGAACAACCAAAAGAACATGTTAGCGACAAATAGAAAAGTAAAAGCCAAAGGCAAAAAAGCCACTAGAAATCTAGCTGGACTTGCTTATTCATCTAAAGGCACAGGTTTAAATATTTCAACTTAACAAAAGAGAATGATTAGCTATGCTACCAACCCAAGGAGCAGCAGCTAAACGATATGCACAACTCGAAAGTGACCGTACACCTTTCTTACACAGGGCAAGAGAAGCAGCCGTATTAACCATACCTACGCTCATGCCCCCAGAAGGTCACACTGGTTCTTCGTACTACGATACGCCCTTCCAATCCATTGGTGCGCGTGGCGTTAATAATTTAAGTTCTAAGTTATTGATGACCTTATTACCCCCTAACTCACCTTTCTTCCGTTTGACTATTGATGACTTTGATCTTCAGAGTCTAGCGGGTGGTGAAGGTGCTAGGGGTAAAGTAGAAGAAGCACTCGCACGTATTGAACGCGCTGCTATGCAAGAAGTAGAAGCTACAGCAGTTCGTGTACCCGTGTTTGAGGCTTTAAAACAACTCATCGTTTCAGGTAACGTGTTAGTTCACATGCCTAAAGACGGTGGTGTTCGTGTATTTCGTTTAGATCGTTATGTTTGCCAACGTGACGCAATGGGTAATGTCCTAGAGATTATTACCAAAGAAACCGTTAGTCCCCTTATGCTTCCTAAAGAAGTCCAAGAGTTACTAACCAAACCAACTGGCGACTCACAGCTTAAGTCCGTTGATCTATTTACAAACGTAAAGCGTGTTAATAAGAAGTGGGAAGTACACCAAGAGGTTGAGGGACAGATTATACCTAGTTCTCTTGGCTCGTTCCCCTTAGATAAATCACCCTTCATGTCACTGCGTATGGTGCGTATTGATGGTGAGTCTTATGGACGTGGTTATGTTGAAGAGTTCATAGGTGACTTAAGTTCACTAGAGACTCTAACCAAAGCTATTGTTGAAGGTTCAGCAGCCGCAGCGAAGGTACTATTCTTAGTCCGACCTAACGGCACTACCAAAGCAAGAGTTATAGCTAACACACCCAACGGTGGTATAGCGGCAGGTGATGCTAACGATGTTTCTGTACTACAGCTTCAGAAGTTTAATGACTTCCGAGTAGCACAAGATACAGCCCGTGAGATCACTGAACGACTTGCCTTTAGCTTCCTTATGAATAGTTCAGTCCAGCGTAAAGCAGAACGTGTTACTGCTGAAGAAGTGCGCTACATGGCTCAAGAACTTGAGTCTGCATTAGGTGGCGTTTACTCCATACTATCTCAAGAGTTCCAATACCCCTTAGTCAAGTTACTACTCTCCCGTATGGAGAAGAGTGGCAAAATGCCTAAGTTCCCTGACAACACCCTTAAGCCTCAGATCGTTACTGGTATGGAAGCTTTAGGCCGTGGACAAGACCTCAACAAACTCTCTCAGTTACTTCAGATGTTAGCCCCATTGGGCAATGAAGTGCTTGCACGTGAGTTAAACGTAGACGATTACATTGATCGACTTGGAGCGTCTTTAGGAATAGATACTACTGGATTGGTGAAATCACCAGAACAGAAAGCACAGGAACAACAGCAGATGCAACAACAGCAACAACAGCAAATGATGGCTTCAATGGCTGAGAAAGCTGTTGGCCCCGTTGCACAAGGCGTGATGAAACAGCAAGGCGGTAATCAGTAATGGCAAAATTAAGTGCAGAAGACAAGCGAATAATGGCTGAGATAAAAGCTGAAATCGCTGAGAAAAAGAAAGCTAAGGGCGGTGCTAAAGACTTAGTGAAGGAATTAGCAGACGCTAAGAAAGCTAGAAAAGTTCCTAAGTTTAATAGCAAAGGTCAAAGCGCAGCAAAGGAAGAAGCTAAAAAGCCAGCAGCTAAGAAGAAGGCTGTAGCTAAGAAGAAGGTTGTTAAGAAACCCGAAGCTAAAAAACCCGAAGCTAAGAAGAAGGTTGTAGCTAAGAAGAAGGTTGTAGCTAAGAAGAAGGTTGTAGCTAAGAAGAAGGTTGTTAAGAAAACCCGTAAGCCAGTATCTAAGCTTGTTAAGTCTTTAAAGAAAGGTAATAAGGCTGGTACTTTAAAGCCTGACGCTCCTAAGACACCAAAGCAGAAGTTCATACAGAGTCTTAAAGATTCTAGGACTAAACCTGAAAAACCAACAAGCGCAAAGGCCAAGCCTAAAAGTACAGGGTCAACTACGAATCCAAATGGCAGTGCTAAGATTAAGCAAACGTCAGCGCGTGGTAAGGCTTCTACAACAGGTGGTAGCACTACAGGTAATAAATCCGTCATTAAGTCTAATAATCGGATAAAAGACGTAAAGGGTACTAACACAACAGCCAAGCCTAAGCTTCTTAGAGGCCCATCTACTATCGGCCCTGCTGGTGAACGTATTGGTGGCTCTAGTAAGACTACTATAGAAAAAGGTGGACAGCGCAGTAAAGCTAGTACAAAGGGCGGTAAGTTAGCTTCAGTCGGTAAGAACCTACTTAGGTTTGGCCCGTTGGCAGCAGTGTCAGCAGGTTCATTGCTTTATAACGCGGTGCATCCTGACAAAGTTAAAGAGCGTACAGGCCCATCTAAGGCTGGCTTTGGGACTAAAAAACCTAAACCTAAACCTACTCAAGCAGCCACTTCCACAACTGATAAGAAAGACACTGGTAAGAAGAAAAGCACAACAGTGAGTTCCTTTGGTGCTGCATTTAAGAAAGCTAGGAAAGCTGGTAAGTCTAAGTTCTCTTGGAACGGTAAGTCTTACTCTACAGCAACTAAAGACGAAGTTAAGAAGTCAGGTAGTAAGAACCTACGTGAACACTTAAACAAGCAAAACAAGAAAAAGTCTAAATAAATTATCTGTTTGGAGACAGTTAAAAATGGATACAGTAAACACACACGAAGAAACCGTTGAAGACGGTCAGCACACATTAGATATGCTAGAAAAGGCCGAAGGTCTTGAGAATCCTGATGCGTCTGACCGTCCTGAATGGCTCCCTGAGAAGTTCAACAGTGTTGAAGACATGGCGCAAGCTTATGAATCTCTTGAACAGAAGTTAGGCTCTCAGGACGAAGAAGAGTACGAAGAAGAGTTAGAAGATGATGAGTTAGAAAGCATAGTTGATGGGCTTGAAGAGGAAGGTATTGACTTTGATTCCTTATCCCAAGAGTTCGCAGAACTAGGTGGACTAACTGAAGATTCTTACGATTCTTTAGTAGAAGCTGGCATACCTCGCTCTATGGTTGACCAATTTATAGATGGTCAAATGGCAGTAGCGACACAGATGCAGCAAGAAGCTTTTGAGCAAGTTGGAGGACAGGAGGCGTATGAAGATATGGTTTCTTGGGCTTCTGACAATATGCAAGAAGCATCCATTGATGCGTTTAATAATGCAGTAAACAGTGGAAACATAGAGACAGCAAATCTTGCAATACAAGGTCTACACGCTCAGTACCGTTCTGTAAATGGAAGTGAACCTTCACTTGTCATGGGCGAGACTAAATCCGTTACAGGTGGGGTCTTTGATTCTGCCGCCCAGTTGACGCAAGCAATGCGTGACCCAAGGTACGAGTCAGACTCTGCATATCGACAGCAAGTAGCTTCTAAATTATCACGAAGCAACATTCTGTAGATGATCTGTCTCCGCAATCTTTAAGCCCCTTCGGGGGTTTTTTTCGTTTAATCAAGCAACAACTTTATTCCAAGTATCTATCGACCCACTGCGGTGGACAATCTTTACGGGAAAGGAAGTAAGAGTCTGCTGAGTTTAAACAACATAACTCAACAACTTATAAATTACTTTTTTTAAATAGGTACATATACAATGGCATTTCCAACAGACCAAACCACTTCTCGCTTAGGCCAAGTCAACGCGACAGGTGATGATCGTTCCTTATTCCTCAAGCTTTACGCAGGGGAAGTATTAACAGCGTATGAAGAGAAGAACGTCTTCATGCC